GATGCATTATCAATTTGTATTTGTTTTACTAAACATCTAGCAGATGAAGGAGATGTTAATACAGTCGTCGTATCTGTAGTTGATAAATTTACTCCTGCATTTTTGTATTGTATTGTCATGATATAAACCAGTTAAAAGTTGATTGTTCATTTTTTAAATCTTGTTGATAAGATGTATTTAATTGTTGTTTAACAGTATCTAAAGATTGTAAAACTTGTCTTTGATTTTCAGGCTGATAAGTTTCTTTAGGTTCAGGAATGTACGCTGTTATTTTTGCCATTATCTTCTACCATCTGGTTGTACATCAGCACGAAATGTTCCGTATCTCCAAGACTGACCGGTGCTTGTGTTTTCTATTTTCAAACTTGCCGCTCTCCCTCTTGCTCTTGTATCTATTTTTTGTGTAGATCCAGAAATAGTAAATGGCCCTAAAGGTGAAGAAGCTGCAGTGTCTACAGGAAAGTCTTTTAAATTTATTGTAACTTGTGCATCACCAGTTATTCTTTTAAAATCAGGAATGAATCTTCTTATTTTTGTAAAAAATTCTCCATCACCATCTAGTGAAAGTTGAAAATCTCCTGATTGAATATTAGCCAAAATAGCTGTGGTACCAGAGCTGTTTACTTGGTCAGTGCCTTTCTCATGTTCATAAAAAGTTGATAAGCCATTAGCGTTTGTTACACCTTTTATTACAGGGAAAGTTGGCGTTCCAGTAGTATTGAATTCTGTAGCATAGGGATGATCAAACAGTTGAGCATCATAGTAAGTCGTTCTTGCTAAAGATCCAGTTGTCCAAACATTTTCAGCATAATTAAATGTAACAGATCTATCAATCGTGTTAGCTCCTGATTTAGGATAAAACCAAGTGATTTCTGAAAACAAAGTATTATAAGCTGCATAAGTTTTTTTAGCTTGGTCAAATTCAATACCAAGATCTCCAGTATTATTTGTAGTGAATACAAAGTCCTCTACAGTGCATGGTAAACTTTTAACAGTACCATCATACACAAAGAAACCACCAGAATCTGCCATCCAGTAAACAACACCATCCGCATAAACTAATGCATGCTTACCTATAAGACCACAATTAGAACCCACTTTTCTAATTGAAAATGTAAAAGGTGGTCCTACAAATTGTGAAATGTAAGCCGCAGTATCTGTTAAAATTAAAATATAATCTTTACCTTTCACGGCACCACGTATCTCAGTCCCATCGTCGAGTTGAAAAGTACCCGCTGTGTTTGTTGATGTGGGTGCATAATCAGATTTATCTTCTTGATCAGAAAATCTAATGAACATCTTATCTTGACTAGCACTTGTGCCTATAGTCGTTTCAGTGCCTAGATGAAATAAATGTCTATCTTGATCTGAAACTATTGTCATTACTGAAGCTGTAGGCATACCTGTACCAACAGTAGCTCGTGTTTGTGGGGCGTTAGAGTTTGAATTTATAGGTTCCCATGTAAAAGTTCTACCATCTAAAATAGTCGCTATGAGAGTTTGTCCAAAATTATCTAATGACCAATCTGCGGAAGGCAAAACAACTGTGCTAGCAGAAGAAGCGTTACCCCACCCAATAAATCCTGTAGCGTCTTGAACAATAGATCCATCGGAGTGAGCACTTCTTTTTGAACCTAGAGCTCCTCTTGTTATTCCTGTCAGATCATTTGATGACTTGCCGGTGTACGTTATTAACTCACCTCCCACAAGTATCGTGCCAGTAGTTGGAAAGTTTGTTGCGCTTGTAAGTGTAATGCTTGTTCCAGATCCACCAGTACCATTAGCATCGTCTAACAATGCTCCATTTAAAGTTGATGATATAGCTCCGGCTAAACTTCCACTCCATAATCCTGTGCCCCAACCAAAACCAAAGGTTTGGTTTAACGCTCCTGGTCTTACATAAGGAAGAATTGATGCTGATCCAGATCCCGATGCTGTTCCTGACGAATTAGAATTCATCTCGATTGTTAATGTATTAATATCAGGCGCAGTAATCACTTGAAAAGTTCCGTCAAAATCAGCTGCTACAAAACCAGTTGGTGCTGAAGAAATATTAAATGTTATCAAGTCTCCAGCCTCTAGGCCATGAGCACTAGCATTTACAGTAACTGTTGCATCTCCACTTACGGTATCAAAGGTTACACCTGTTATAGCTGTATCCAAGGGTGTAATATCGTAAAATGCTTCAGAGTAATAAAGTATTAGAGCTTTATGCGTACCAATTACTACATATCTTCTACCATCTAAATCTGTCCATTGATGTTGTGCACGGGCTGCTCCAACTAAAGTTTCTCCAGTAAGCTGTTCCCAACCACCAATTTTTTCGGGTAGACCATATCTAAATCTAACATTATCTCCATCTATATACTGACCCTCTGCAGCAGTAGGAGTTATTTGTTTATTGAAACCAGGTCTTATATTAACAAAATTTAAGGGCATAATTTTAATTATACTATTTTACACATTAAGAAGCTAGATATCTAGATAGGCTTAAAATTGACCTTACTCATAGTTTATATTTATATTATACCTTACTTGCTCATCATTTTGAGAGACACTTCGATGTTTAATCTTACCATTAAATAAGATTAATTCATTGGCTTTCGATACAATTTTTTGCCCTGTTTCTAATTCTGTGTAACCATTATTAGTATTTATATTATATAATGCAACTTTATGTGGGAATTCTTGATCATGGTGAAAACCATGTTTAACCTGGTCTTTCTGGTTAACATAAACATTAAGTTTTACTCTTAGTAATTTTTTAAATTTAATAAGACCCAACAAAGGTAAGCATACAAATTTAAAATAAGGATTATTTAATTTTTCTTCATGATCATAAAAAACATGTCTAAAATAAAAATCTTTATTTCTATACTCCTCACCGGATACACCTGAACTAAAATACAATGGAAAACCATGGTTATCAGATATTATGTCATATATTTGTTTATGAATTGCTTGATCTAAAGCATTTTTTATAATTTTTACCATTAGATTATTTTAAAATTTAAAGCCATTGATATTTTTGGTTTACTAGAACGATTTTGTTGTACCTCATGAGATAGATTTGATTTAAAAATTAAAAGCATTCCTGGTTTTGGTTCTATCCAATATGATTTCCAAGTTAAAGGGTTATCTTGTAAAAAACAATATTTTATCCCACTTGGCTCATGACTGTTAAATTTTATATTTCCTGAATTTTTTGGTGTTTCTAAATAATAAACTGCAGATATATCATTAGGCAAATGTTCATGTCTTTCTTGATAATCATATTGGTTATAAATATTAAACCACGATGAAACACATTTTGCTTTACTATCAGTATAACCCAACTTCTCAATGTATTCTTGTACTTGTTTTAAGATCCATTTATGTAAAAGATTAAATTTTTTATTTTCTGTTAAATTATAACTGCCGCAAGTATTAAAAGTTGATACATCCCAATTTTCTCCTCCTTTAGAAACATTAGTTTTTAAAATATTACACTCTGCTACTAATTTTTCTTTTATTGAATTATGAATTGGGTTTTCACACATACCTATAACAACTGGAAAAATATTATGATATTCCATTATCTCTTAAACCAATGGGGCAGTCCCAAATGTGGTCTTTTATCAAACATATTTTCTTTAGCTCCAGGTGTTTTACGATTATTATAATGCAAAAAAACTTGCACGCATTCTTCGCCTTTAAATTTTTCACGCCAATGTTCTAAGTCACAACCAGAGTAAATCAACATGTCTCCTTTTTTTAAATCTACTTTAATACCTTTTTTGTTTTTTTCTCCAGATGGCTCAACATATATAGGCCAATCATCCCCACCAAGATTCATAGTCGTAGATATTTCACAGCTAAATCTATCTTTATGTCTTTTAAGTTCATCTCCTTTTTTATATATTCTTGCATAGGTATAAGCTGGATATAATTTTAAACCTGTTGCTTTTTCCATATCTGGTTGACATTTAAGTAGAAGAGTTTCCATAACAATATTTGCGTAATGTGAATATGTATTTGGTATTTGTCCTGTTTTTTTATCTTCATACTCACCTAATATGTTTTCAAACGGAGAAAAATATCTGGTATGTTTACAAGTGTCATGAACTTGTTTTTGCATTCTAAAATAATTAGCAATAAAAATAGCTAAGTCCTCTGATATAACTTTTCTAATTACTGCGTATTTATTTTTTTTAAAACTCATGTCATTCATCCCTATTGAAAAATATTGATATAGTAAATCTATAAGAGGGACCATTGATAGTCTGTGATTTAATTACATGTGGTATATCACCTTTAAATAAAAGTAACCTTCCTGGAACATATGGGCTAGTGTAAGTAATGTTTTTTAAATCATTATCATAAAAGATAGTTTCACCTCCATAATGATGTTTCCAATCTAAATTTACATAATATAATGCAACTGTATTTTTTTTATTATGAGTATGTGGATAATAATAATCATTAGGTTTCACTAAATTTAAAACACACTTATCAAATAAAATTTTACCTTTAAATTTTTTTGATTTTTTAAAAGCATCCTGAATATATGAATATAATCTACTATTTTTTAAATCTTCTAAAGACCAATTAGAGTGCAAATCCTGTTTCGCAATATCTACATCATCTCTGTCTGACCACCCTATTAATTTAAAATTAGAGTTTATTGAAAAATGATAAATATGTTGTCTGTCTACAAAAGGTATTTTATTGTCAAAAATCTCAATCATTGTTAAAAGCCATCTTTAACTATTTCTTTTTGGACAGCTTGTAAGTTGAAGTGAATAAATCTAAATGGTTCTTTTCCATTATCAACAGCAAACTCGTGCTGCAAATATCCCGGAAATAATACTAATAATCCTGGTTTCGGTTTGAAATGTACAAGCTCCTCTCCATTCATAATTTCTTTTAGTCCAGGTCGCATGTGTAATTTTGTAACTCTAGCTCCTACTCTTGGATCATGAAAAATTGGATAAGAAGTTTTTTCTGAACATTTTAAAAAGTAAAATCCTGACACGTGTTGATTCCAATGAATATGTGCAGAGTGATGACCACCACCATTTTTTGAAAACTCTTGCACCCACATTTCCGAATAAATCAAAGTATACTTTGACATATCAAAACCTTGATATTGTAAAAAATCCCAAGATTTTTGACCTACTAATTTTTTAAAATCTAAAAAATTGTTGTCATCTAATAATGGTGTAGAATGGTGAGACATGCCAAAATCACCATCTTTTTTGATCCGTGCTTTATTATTCTTCCTAGCTTCTTTGATGTATTTATTACAAGCTGTATTTAAAGATTTCAAATACTCAGTTTTTTCTTCTACTAGTATGGGTGTTTTGAAAAATTCATCTATTTTCATGTTATTTCCAAGGATATCCTAAATTCCATAAAACTAAAGAATATCTTGTACCTTTTGTTACTGGTTTGACTCTATGCCATATATGAGAGGGAAATACAATAATAGAACCTTTAGACAATATTTCCGTAGCTTTTTTAAGATGTTTTGATTCATCTCTCATACTAGGGTCATAATCTCTAAAATCAAATTCTAACTCACCCCCTTCATATTCAGAACCATCAGTCAATTGACAAGTGACAGAAAGTTTTCTAACTTTACCATGTCGCGCTGTATGTGGTTCATTATAAGGACCTCCAAACTGATCTGCATGCCAATCGTAATATTGATTTAATTTATACTTAGTAAACTGTAAATCCTCTGAATAATCCCATATAAAATTCCAACCAGCTTCTTTGTTGGCTCTATCTATATAAGGAATAATTTCTTTATATATCCAAGGATCATTTAACCAAACTAAATCAGAGTTTCTTATTTTTTTTAAAGTTCTAACTTCATCTTTAGATAAATCTTTTTTTTCAAATCCACCTGTTTTAGCCATTGTTTCTGATTTTGACAAAGCATGTCTAATTATGTCATCACATATTCTTGAGGGCAAAGCAGATTTAAAAAACCAATAATTATTAAACATTTTGTATTTACATATTTATATAAGTTATAGTTTGAATAAAGTTTAAAGAGTCTTTTTGTTTATTTTCAATACTATACATATTAGTTGATGGAAACATTACAAACATATTATTTTTTAGTTGCATATTCCAACTACAACCTTTTATTCTATTATTATCATAGAATATTCTAACTTCACAATTTTTAGTGTTAATACCATATAAAAGTGTAAAATCAGCTGAGTCTGATAAATTATTAGGATTTACGTTTATTAATGACTCAGTTTTTTCGTTAGGGATATAAATACTGCCCCAAGTGTCCTTACAGATAAGATTAAATTTAAATTTTACTCTTGAAAAGTCTCTAATATATGAATCAAGTTTGCTCCAGCTTTTACAAAAAGAAAATTTTTGTTTGTTATATAAAGAATCAAAAATAGATTTTACTAACTCTAATGAATTTATTTCAAAACCTTTTGGCATTGAAACATCACCATAAATTAAAGATTGTTCTGATAAAACTTTTTTCAGCATATCAACTATGCACAGTTTTTAATATATTATGTTAAATATTTAAAGAAAAAACTCTTAATTATGCTCTGTAATCTTTAAGTTTCCAACCAGTTGAATTATCGGATTGATAAGCATCTTCATCCCAATAATATTCCCATAGATGAGTTTTAGCTGTGTTTTGTGAATTTTGTTCGTCAGTTAACTCTGGCATATCCCCTAAAGGTGATTTCCATGAAGCAGTTGAAATATCTTTTACCCATGATGCGTGTGGTTTTTCAGGCCAAAATATTTGATTAGCAGAATCCCAAGTAGAGCCTGGTCCAGCAACATTACCTCTAAATCCTTCACCATCATTAGCGAGAATCCATAAATTTGCCGGCCAATTAGCATGAGTTTCTAAATATTGTTGGCCTAATGTTTCATCAACTTTATTTTCTGCATCTAAAATATCAGAATCATTTACAACAACTACTTCTAGCACTACATTTTCTTCAGAAATTTTTGCGAAATTAGCCATAATTATTTAAACCTATATCTTATAATAACTGTTCCCGCACTGCCTGTTGGACCTAATGGGCTTGCGTTAGAAGATGCTCCTCCTGTTCCTACATTAGCACCTGAGGGCATAGATCGTGATCCACAATCTCCGTTGCCTCCAACTGAGTAAGCGACAGCAGATCCTGTTATTGAACTATCCGCTCCAGCTCCTCCTGAGGATCCTGTATTATGATCTTGGCCTGCAGCAGTTGCTCCGCCTCCGCCGCCTGCAGCCTCGCCAGAACCCCCTGGTCCTGATCCACCAGGATTTCCTTGAGGTGGGCTTACTGAAGGACTATTACCTGTTCCCTTTCCAGAACCGCCGAAATCTCCAGAGCCTCCACCTGACCCACCAGGTTTGCCAGCACCGTGTCGACCACCTCCACCGCCGCCTCCAGCAGAAGAAATTGGTCCAAAAACTGAACTACTTCCTGGTGTTCCACCTCCTGATGGTTGAAAAACTCCGCCTGAACCAATTGGAATTGGAAAACTTGTTGCTGTAACTGTTATACCTGCAACACCGCTTGTTAAGGGTGATGGACCTGCACAATAACAACCAGAGTGGGTTCCGTCAGAGGCTCTAAAACCTCCTGCCCCTCCGCCGCCATGTACAGCTCCTCCACCTGCTCCAACTACTAAATAATCTACTTCGTTGTCAGCTGGGTCTGCAGCAAGTGAATTGACTGTAAATGTTCCAGTTCCAGTAAATGTGTGAACTTTAAAACGACCAACCTCAGTTATAGTTCCTCCAGTGGCACATATACCTGTGAAACTTCCACCGCTAAAACCGAAACCTTTAGCTGATCCTGCACCAAATGAACCAATTATTGGCATTCTAATTTATTCTCCTATTAAGCAAACTGTGTTTGTGCAGCAAGAACTGTGAATGCAGCCGAACCAGTTTTGATTATTGTGTATGTATAAACATCAATCGAAGAGGCGTTTCCTGCAGAAGGTGCAGTGCCTCCTTGCCATTCTGGAGTAACAGATGATCCATCAACAGTAACTGCAGAGTTATAATACGGTGTACTACCTTGAGTTACCAAAAATGCTACAGTCATTGAGTCGTTTGTGTTCATAACATTATTTAAAGTATTTGATCCATCTCCTCTAAAGTTTACTGTAAAGTTTCCAGCAGCGTTTGTAGTGTGATAAAGAACGGCTTGAGTTAACACATCATAGTTTACCGTTCCTGTAGTGCCGGTTGCAGCAATAGTCATTCTTTCTTGTAAAGCTTCAATGCTACCTATACTCGTAAGTTTAACTGCTCCTAAACCTTTTGGTGTTAAGTCTATACCAACATTGTCGTCTCCTCCAGATGCAGTAAAAGTTGGGTTGTTCCCTGTAGCAGCATTTGCAAGAGTTAATTCGTTTACCGCTGATCCTGTTGCAGTTAATTTTAATAATTCATTTCCACCTGTGTCTAAAACAGATGTACCTATCGCTGGTGATGTTAGAGTTTTATTTGTTAAAGTTTGAACTCCTGTTAAGTCAACCATTCCAACATCAATGATGTTAGGGTTTGTTCCATCATCGGCCTTAGCATAAAGTAATTTAGTTCCTTTATCCGTAGCTGCAAATGTAACGCTTGATCCAGAACCTGAAACATATTGGAATTCTACTGTGAAAGCTCCTGATGTTGAATTTCTTACAATATACATTCTTTCAATGTCTAAAGGTATTGAAACTGTTCTGTTACCAGTTATTGTTCCAGTCAACTCAATCATATTCTGTTGAGCAGTTCCTGTTGTGTTACCGTCAACAACTGTTAAAGTTGTGTCTCCAGCTCCACCTGCAATTGATGTTTGATTAAATCCTCCAACTAATTGTTGGATTAATTGTAAATTTGTATTTGTTTTATCACCCCATGTTCCAGCATTTTCACCGGTAACCTGAAGTTCTACTCCGAGTGATGTATATGATGATGCCATAATTTAAAATCCTTATATTGTTATATTACTAAACTTAAGCAGCTAAATCAACCTCAGTCCAGGTATTATTAACTCCTAAATCTACTTCGTTCCATGGTGTAATATTAATTGAGGCAAGGGTTCCAGTCAACTGTATGCCTGTTAATTCAACAGTAGCATTTCCTGTTATTGATTGAGGTCCAGAAATAGAGGTTTGTAGCTGAGATCCTGTGCCCTCAGCAATAGAAACCGCATCAGCAGTACCTAAAACAAAAGCTGATTGTATACCAGTTGGACTTACTACTGCTAAACCAGTAGCACTTTCTTCACCAATATTAGATTGTAATTGAATTCCATTAGTCTCAGCTAGAGTTAAAGCACCTACTTCTGTTCCTGATCCAACAGAGGATTGCATTCCTATTCCTGATTGACTAATTATAACGTCTTGAGCACCTACTGCGGTTCCTTGAGAAGTCTGTAAAAGATTAGTAAATACTGCAACTTGACCGTCAGCCGTTGTTTCATGGGCATCTCCTATCGTAGATTGTAAACTTAAACCTGCTGGTTCTGCAGTGAAATTTGTGAAACCTTCCTCTTCACCAATATTTGATTGTAAACTTAAAGATCCTAATTCAACGGAGTATGCAACATTCCAAGCTCCATTACCCCATTCTAATCTACCCCAACCAGTGTTTACTTCTGCATCAATAGTTACGCCAGGAGTTGTAGTTTGTAATTCTATTCCGTCAGCTTGTAACGTGCCTGCGATACCCCAACCTTGATTATTATTCCATGTTAGTCGGCCCCAACCTGCATTTATTTCACCTTCAGTTCCTTCTTCACCAATACTAGATTGTAACTGGAATCCAGATATATCAACTTGTACGTTTGCGAGATCTCCCCAACCTCCGTT